GAGAATTACGCAAGAGGTGCAGAAGGGTATCCAAGATGTGAATCAAATTTTGGAGCAGGCTCATCATGGATTATTTGAGCCGAATCTCCAATCGGAGTATTTCTTCAAGAGTTTGGAAAACGCCATTCAAGAATGCACGGCAATGACGGGTGATAAAATTGCGAATTTGTTAAAGAAAGACCTTGACCCCAATAATCGTTTCTTGGAAATGGTTGCGTGTGGTGCTCGTGGTAATAAGGGAAATCTTCAACAAACGACGGGAATTGTAGGACAACAGACAATTGATGGAAAGCGAACACAATTTCATTTTACGGCGAGAACATTGCCACATTTTACGAAAGATGATTTTAGCGCACAGAGCAGGGGATTTATCGTTCATAGTTTTACGGAGGGGTTAGCACCAACGGAATATTTTTTCCATCAAATGGCAAGCCGTGAAGGAACTATTGATACAGCTATTAAATCAGTATCAGGTGATACGACAATTATTATTATTGAGAATGAAAAATCGAAATATGTTAAAATTGGTGATTGGATTGATGGGTTATTAACAGATAATTCAAAAGATATCGAATATCTTCCAGAGAAAGAGCAAGAACTATTACAACTTAAAGATAAAGTTTATATTCCAACTACAAATGAGAAAGGTGTTGTTGAGTGGGGTGAAGTATCAGCAGTCACAAGACATGACCCTGGTAAAGAAATGTTTGAAATTAAGACGAAGAGTGGGCGTTCTGTTAAAGTTGTCGAATCAAAGTCATTGATTGTTTGGAATGAAGATTTACAAGCTTTTAAGGAAATGCCAACAACAGAGGTCAAAATTGGAGATTGTTTGCCGGTGACATTCCAATTAAACAGACCCCCTGTATATTTACAAAATGTAAGTATCACTAATTTGTTTTCAAAAACAGAATATATTTACGGAACTGACTTCAATAAAGCAAGAAAAATGTATGAAGAAATGATGGACGGACGTAAGAAGAGTATCTCAGGATGGTGGTCAGATCATAATGGTAAATCTTTTACTCTACCTTACTCACGAATTGCTTTATTTAGTCGTTCTTTGGTTCGGTCGAATACTAAATTTGAAAATGGTTATATTTATCCATTGCGGGGAAATCATTCAAATGGTATCCCAGAATTATTTAATCTTAATTTTGAAAATGGAACATTTATTGGACTATTTCTTGCGGAGGGTAATACAGATTTTAGAGGAGGAACTATTAAAATATCAAATAATAATCAATGTGTTATTGATTTCGTCCAGAAATGGTTTGAGACACATGGTATTCATAATAAAATTGAATCTAAAATTAATAATATTGGTGGTGTTTCTATTTCTATTGTTGGATTTTCACGTTTATTAGTGAAGTTATTCGATAATATAGTTGGAAAACTTTCATATAATAAGTCTCTCCCAGATTTTACATTTACATCTAATGATGATTTTATTAAAGGTATTCTATCAGGGTATTTTTCAGGAGATGGAGGAATTACATCAAAATCGATTTATGCATCAACTGCTTCTAAGAAATTAGCCGAAGGTATTATTTTTCTATGTTCCAGATTAAACATTTTTGCGAAAACATCAATAAGTCATCTTAAAAATAATAATTTATTAACCAAAAATATTGCCCCTGCTTATCGAATCGACATTCGAGGACAATGGGCTTCTATTTTCTCAAAGGTTATTGATTTATTGGATTCATCAAAGAAAGAAAAAATTAAAAGTATTAATCCATCGTTGAAACATCGTAATTATACTGTTTTCAATGATGTTGTTTTGGATTCTATTGTTGAGATTAATCGTTTAAATGTTGAGGACTACCCGAAAGTTTATGACATTACAGTGCCATCGACTTTTAATTTTGGTTTAGCAAATGGTCTTCAAGTTCGTGATACTGCCGATGTAGGGTATATCCAGCGTAGATTAATCAAGGCAATGGAGGACATCAACATACAGTATGATTTAACGGTTCGAAGTGCTGCGAAGAGTATTATTCAGTTCCGTTATGGTGATGATGGTTATGATGCGATGACAATTCAAAAGCAGAAATTGGAGTTATTTGAGAAATCTTTTACGGAGATGCAGAATGATTATGATATTTCGGTTCAGGAGTGGTCTTCTTGGGAGAAGTTATTAGTAGGAGATATGAAGAAGCAATGGAAGTCGCAGGGTATGAAAGAGAAAGAAAGGGCAAAAACTGCTTTTGATGAGTTGGTAGAGACGCAGAAGGAGATGCGTCAAATTGATTTCAAATATGCGAAAGATGCTGATTTTGGTTCAACCTTATTTTGTCCGGTTCATTTCCCTCGTTTGATTCAAAAGGTGAAAGACCTTTATGCAACGGGAGGTGCTCCGGAAGTGATGCCTTCCAAAGTAATTGATGCAATCAATGAGTTAATTACAGAATTAACGGGTTATATGCCTGACTATACGTTAAATCGATTTAAAGCACAATTAAAGTCAATGATTTGTGTGAAACGAGTTGTAGTAAAGGAGCGATGGAGTCAGGAGGCATTTGCGGGTAGTATTCGAGAGATTCGAGAATATTTTATGAAAGGTATTTGCCAACCGGGTGAAATGATTGGAACACTAACTGCTGAAATGTTGGGCGAACCTTTAACACAATTGACATTGAACTCTGTTGAATGGAATACTGAAATTATTTTGGAAATAGATGGATTGATTCAAAAAGTAAAGATTGGTGAATGGATTGATTGTATTCTTCCAAATTGCTCTCATATTGAGGAACACCCGAATGATACTAAATTAGGATGGATTGATAAACACAAGATTCGAGTTCCAGCATGCACAGAAGAAGGAAAAATAATTTGGGATAACGTCCAAGCAATTACAAAACATCCTGTTATAAATGCGGATGGTTCAAATACTTTAATTAAAGTAATAACACGTTCTGGACGTGAAGTGATCGCAACAAAAGCAAAGTCATTCTTAAAACGAATTAATAATAAGATTATTGGAATTGATGGTGCTGACTTGAAAGTTGGTGATTATATTCCATTTTCAAAAGTATTGAATATTGAAGAAACTGATAATATCTGGGATATTTCAAATTATTTTGATAAGAATAAATGGATTCATATTGAGGAAGTTGAAAAAGCAAGAAAAGTTTATTTCGATTATAAAGCTACAAATAAAAAAAATTGGTTTTTGAATAATGGAACTTTATTCACAGTTCCTTATAAACGTGCAGATGTATTAGCATCAGCTTTTGGATTTACTGGTAAGGATATTCGAAGAAATAAGGTTTCTAAACCAGGATGCATATATCCATTTTATCTAACAAAACAATCTGCACATATTCCTTCTAAAATTATTATGGATGAACTATTTGGATTTTTTGTTGGAGCATATTTAGCAGAGGGATGCACAAGTTGTAATTATCAAGTTCTTATTTCAAATATAAATACAGAATTTAATGATAAAATTTTTATGTTCTGTGAAAAATATGAACTAAAATATCATATTGAAAAGAGAACTATTAATAATGGATTATCCCAGACTATTCGAATCCATTCTAACGTTCTTTCTCAATTATTTAACAAAGCAATTGGCACAGGAAGTAATGTAAAACGTATTCCAGATAATTTTTATAATGCACCAAAAGATTTCTTACGTGGTCTTATTGATGGTTATTTTTCAGGAGATGGAAGTATTTCAAAGAGCCATAATGAAATCCATGCATGTTCTATTTCAAAATATTTACTGGAAGATATTCAACGTATTCTTATAATGTTTAACATTCAAACTATCATTAAAGAAATTAAGACAGTTCAAAAAAATGCAGAGAAAAATGGAATTAATGCGCAGAAAGCTTATAATTTGACAGTCATTGTTCCGTCTATTGATAAATTCCGCAAAGAATTTAAATTAACAATTGAATATAAACAAGAACGCCTTAATAATTTATCACCAACAATTGATATTGGTCGATTTGATATAATTCCAGACGTTCAATTAAGTTCTGGTGTTCAAACAGTTTATCGCAATAAATTAGATAAATTAATCATGAATACAAAGAACGAAGATGATATTCATATTCTCGAATCAATTAAAAAAGAAAATGTTTATTATGATGAAATTATTTCGATAGAAGAAATTGAGTCATTATATCCATATGTTTATGACTTAACTGTGGAAAAGACAAAGAATTTCAATATTGCGAACGGTCTTTGTATGCGAGACACATTCCACTCAGCGGGCAGAGCCGATGCGGGAGCGGTGACAACGACGGGAGTTCCTCGTATGAAGGAGATTGTAAATTTGGCGGGTAAGCAGAAACAGAAGCAAATCAAGACGCCATCTATGACAATTTATTTGCGAGATCCGTGGCGAAGTGATTTAAATAAGGCGAAAGATTTGAAGTCAATTTTAGAATTTACGAAACTGGGAGATTTGGTGACGCAGACAAAGATTTTGTTTGACCCAGTTCAGTCAGTTTTTGAGTCTGGCAGTCAGCGTGCGCCTGGTGTTGATTTCGAGGAAGAGGATGAATTTACACGTCTTTATTATTCCTTCTCGGAGGCGGTTGGTGCGCCCACCGCTGATCCTTCTAATACGAGCCCTTGGGTTTTACGTATGGAATTTGACCGAGACAAGATGGTTTCACACAATATTACAATGGCAGATATTCGTCGAGTCCTTACTTCGAATGAGGAGTTGAATCAGGATATTTCGATTACATTCTCGGATGATAATGCGGGTGATTTGGTGATGAGAGTTCGTGTGAATAGTATCCAAGAGGATACGGATCCGGTGGCATTCCTTCAAATGATGGCACATAAGAATTTGATGAATGTGACAATTCAGGGCATTCAGGGTATTTCATTAGCAGTTCCAAAGAAAGTGAATACACTTTATTACAATGCTGATGGAAAGCCTGATATGCGTAGTGATTGGATTATACAAACAGATGGAGTTAATATTTTTGAGGTTTTAATGATGGATTTTGTGGATGCGGAGAGGATGATGTGTAATGACATTAATATGGTGAAGGAGATCTTTGGAATTGAGGCGGCACGGGCTATTTTGGTTCATGAGTTTGGAGTTTTATTGTCGGAGAGTGTGAGTGATTTGAATTATCGTCATATTTCGGTAGTTTGTGATGTGATGGCATATCGAGGAGATTTGATGTCAATTGACCGACACGGGTTGAAACGGTCGCCGGATATTAGTGCGTTTGCGAAAGCGAGTAATGAGGAGTCTGTTGAGATTTTGGTGAATGCGGGTGTATTTGCGGATACGGACAGAATGACAGGTGTATCATCCAATATCTTAATGGGACAACAACCGAATGGAGGAACGAATGCTTTTGAGATTCTTTTGGACGAGAGTAATTTGGTAGATAAAGTGGAGGTAAGTGCTCCTGATTATAGACCATCGACAATTTATGAGGAAGTAGGTGAGGCGACAACGTGGGGAGCGGAAGATGATGTCGTAGAGGAGGTGGTTGAGTCAGCACATCCGGAGTATCAGGGATTTATGGCGAATGATCCATTTGAGATTCAATTTGAGGGAGATCGTTTGGATCGTTTGGGTCGATTGGATGTAGAGACAACGATTCCACGCCCACCATTATTTAAGAGCACACAGAAATGGGTAAATGTGGATGAGTCATAAAATATAGAGTTTCTATTTTTGCTTGAAAATAGAAATTATTCATCTTGAAGATATAGTTGAATAGAGTCTAAAAGTTCGGGTTTGGTGATAGGGTCTAATCTTTTAGTAACATCTTCGACATAACATTGTTGTTCTGGGAAAAAGAGGGCATCAATTTCTTTGGTTTCGGGATTATAAAGAGCAATTTGAACTTGATAAGACAAATATTTGCGAGAATCATCTTCATTCCAATCTTTTTTTCGATTTAAGTCAATCATCTCTGGCATCATATCCGTTGCTTGATCTAAATGATGTAAAGGAACATCTATTGTATCTAAGGACCATTCTCCAAAATCGGTAATGACACGAGGAATATCGTGAATAACTAAGACATCAATCATTCGTCCAATTATTTTACGATAAAAGACTAATTGTTTTCCTTGTATGGGTGTTTTAAATTCTCCTCCGTGATAAACCATTGGTTTTATTATAGGAGTAGATTTTTCTAGATAAGGACGAATGATATTTATCTGTGGTTGATAAATGACTTTTATCCATTTATCATTATTTATGTTTCCGGTTTCTGTGAGAAATCCAGGAAATAACAAAACTTCTTTTTCATTTGATATAGGAGATGTTATTTTATCAATGAATACAACAGGAAAATCTGGTAAATCACAAACATCAAATATGTAGTAAGTTGGTTTTCCCGAACCATGCGTAAATCGATTTACGATTTCTTTTTGATAAGATGTTGAAATGAATCCTTTATATTTATTTTTTTGGTGAATATTCATTCCACGATATAAAAAATGAATGCCTTTTTTTAATAAATCTTCTTTTGTAATTCCGTAATTTATAAAAAAGGCACACATTTCTTGCATCCAGAAGAATAAATTTGGAAAATATCGATATTGTGTTTCAATATCATATTTATTTAATAATCCATTTATATTTCGATATTGTCTTGAAGTCCATATTCGAATACAGCGAGAATCACTTTGATTCATTTCATAATTAAATAAATTTATATTAGAATCCTTCATTATATTTAAGTAAGATTATTTATTTTGTAATATTTGATAATAAATTGTGTAAAGCCATATTAAATCACGTAAATGATATTGTAGAAAAAGATCCGTATTTGGTTTTTCTGTTATTTCTTTTTTAAGGAAAGGTATCCATTGGGGTATCCAGAAATTTCCTTGTTCGGGTAAGTTGCTTTGAATTTTTGGCATCCATTTAGGTATTAAGTTTTGTGCGGTTAGATAGTTTCCCCAATTTTTTAGTTTATAGTCAATTAGTGGCATTGGTAGAAAGTTATATTGATGAAACTCTTTTATGAAATCAATTCCTGTTAGTTCAGGGAATCGTTTTTGAATTAGATTCCTTTCTACGTGTCCCCAAGATATCCATTTACCATCGAATTCCTTCATTTTTGTATTAAACTGTATCCATAATTGTTCTTCCTTGTCTGGACTCTCGATAATATATTGTTGATAATCTAACTTGTCATTTTGATAAGTTAAATATCCCCAACATACTAATGTATGCCCTTTACTGTTATCAATCCACGCATTGGGAATAAATTCAAAATCGATTGCCACATAATTTTCAGGAAAAGGTATTTTTTCGGGGAAGCATCTTTTTACTTCATCAAAGAATGTTTGATTTGAGTTAGGATATTCTTTAAGATTATGGAGACTGCGTCGTATTCTTTTGGATATATTATTTTCTTTTTTGAATCCGAGATGTGATGGTTGAAGGAGTTGGTCGTCAATGCGGAGATCATTTCGTTTGAGTGTTTCGATTGCTTTTCGTTTCCTTTCGACACTAATATGTGGAATCATTGTTAATTCGCCACGAACTCTTCCAATAATTGTTTTAGCGTGAGAGAATGGGTGTTCAGTATGATTCCTGCCATTTGGAGCGAGTTGAGGGTGAGAATAGGGGTCCCACGATTGTGTATCTGGTTGGTGGAGAGTGATAAACCATTCTTCGGCTTGTGATAGGATTTTATCGTATTCGGGGGGAAAGTGAGTGATAATAGCGTTATGAAGGATACCACCGGGGGAATCGGGGAGAATATATTGGGGAATGATACCAAAACAGTCGGGAATGACGGGAATTTGATGATGAGAGAGGAGATTCCGGTAGATAAGACATTGAAAATACCATAATTTATATTGGAGAGGGAGTTTATTTTTTTTGGTTGGTTGAATGCGATTTTGTTTCCAGTCGGCGATAAAGTATCCTTGATGGTTAGATTGAAAGTGAGAAAAAGCGGGAATTTTTTGAATCACCCGAGAGTGAATGAGAATATCAATAATACCACGCCAAGTGAGATTTGGTTGAGTGGTAGCACAGATAGGAGTTTGAAGGAGAATATCATATTTTTGGGAGGATAGAGTTTGGACGGCTTGGGTGGAGGATTGTTCCCAGTTATCTGGGTGAGAGAATTGATGAATGGAGAATTGTTTTTGAGTGAGTATCATTTCCATTTCTTTTTTTTCAAAAAGATGTCCTCTTTGGCAAATCCATTCTTGCCAGGATTGTTGGTTAGAAGATGTATTGGGAAGAAATCCGGCTTTTTTACCGTATAATTCGAGCCAATCCAGGAGTTGATCGTTTTTAAGGAAATTTTTGATACGATGAGGGGATAGATAAATCATTTTTATGTTAGAAAGATAAAAATACTGAATTATGGACGTATAAAAAAATGAAAAGGGAACATATTTGGAGAATAGAAGGGTATATTGATGGAGGGAAGATGTATTCCGCAAAGGAGATATCGAGCGTTAAGCACTCTTGCAGATAGACTTGCGAAGAAGCGAGTTCAGTATAATACGATTGTCGGCAAGACGCCAATTTTGAGTAAGAGCAATCACGCTGCTTATTTATTGGATGATCGAGGAGGTCATAAGGTGATGCCATTAGTTTATGGAGAGAACCATAGCCGAGGTCGTCCGCATGTGGCGATACATGCGGAGAGTGATACTTTACGGCGAGCGGGAAGAATTTCCCGTGTGAAGTCGTATTCTTTATTGGTGATTAAGGTTTCGAACCGAGGGATTGCTTTTGGGATGTCAAATTGTTGTTTGCGTTGTCAATGTATGTTGGTAAATTCGCCGATTAAGATTTCGAGGGTTTATTTTTCGACGCCGACAGGTATTCAAGTGGGAAAGCCGGGAGAGATGGCGCCGCATGTTTGTGAGTTAGATCGCAAGATTGAGGGTCGGGCGCATCATTTGGCGCACGAACTTGGTTTGGAATGTAATGAGGAAGAGGACGAAGAGGCGCATAAAAATGGTTTATTTTGACAGATTTTATTAAAAAAAGTGAAAGGTAGTAGAAACGGGTTAAAAGGTGAAATAAATGGATTATTTCACTTTATATTTTGATGGAGGTTCTCGAGGAAATCCGGGTATTTGTGGAGCGGGATTTGTGATTGATAATTCTATGAATGAGGAGGTTATTGGGAAGTCAATACCAATTCACTTACACCAGACGAATAATTATGCGGAATATATTGGTTTATGGGAGGGGCTTCAAGAGGCGGAGAGAAGGGGTATTACACATTTAATTGTGAAAGGGGATAGTTTATTGGTAATTCGGCAGATGAGGAATGAGTATCAAGTAAAGAGTGAAAATATAAGACCACTCTTTACAGCGTGTAAGAAGGTGGAGATTACATTTACGAAGGTGTTATTCGAGCATATTCCAAGAGAGTTAAATCGTAGGGCGGATCAATTGGCGAATATAGCGATGAATCATAAAAATGGTTGATAGGTTCGTTGTTTTGGTCTTTCAAAGACGGAGTCTATTACTTGTAATTCATTTATTTTTTGAATAAGTGGTATAACGTGAATGGGATTTTTATTTGATTGGAGTAAGTTATTTATGTAAGTAAATATGATATCTGTATTTAATAATTGAATTGTAAAATTATAATTAATTTTAGAGAAGAACATTTTTAGGTCGATATAAAAATTTTGGATTGGTTGATGAAACTTTGAAAACTCAAAATCCATTAAATGAATACGATATTTTATAATCGGTATTTTTATGATATGTCCTTCAAAATGGTATGTTTGTATATTATTTTTATCAATTGATTCTAATAAAATATTTTGTAGATTTAGATCTCCGTGTGTGAAACCGATTTTTAGGTAAGCATCTAATAAAGTACATAACACTTGTTGTAGAACACTTTTAATGATAGGGAGGTCATTTGGCATCCAATCCATCATTTTTAAGTTAGGATTATCAATGTATTTCATAACAATTACATAAATGGGTTCTCCTGTTTTTTGACACATACTATCAACTTTCTTTTCACCTGAATATTTTGATAAATCATCTAAACAACTAAAAAAGCAATAGATAGGTAATATATTTGGTATTTGATTTTCAATTAATTTTTGATATGTGTTCCATTCGTTGATTATCTCATTTCTAAACCGATCCATTTTTACAACCACTTTTTTATTTTTATTAAAAATTCCAGATAAAATCCGTCTATTACTCATATTACGTTTTGATTGATTCAATGTGGATAATTGTTGAAGATTATTTAACCAACCATTCGTAGTATCATTTTTAATACGATTTTGACAATGAATCACAATTTTTTTACCGCTTGTATTCGATTCTTCATCAATTTTTAAAAGATTCTCCATTTATTTCAAATCATATTTTTTTTTTATAAACGTATGTCTTTAAATACCCCCGCCCGCCGTTGAAACGGGCAACGTGCGTCATTGAATACAATATTCAATGTCTTTAAATAACCCTGCCAGCCGTCGAAACAGGAAACGTGCGTCATTGAATACAATATTCAATGTCTTTAAATAGTCGCCATCCGTTGAAACGGAAAACGTGCGTCATTGAATACAATATTCGATTTCTTTAAATAGCCCCGCCACCTGTTTCAACGGC